TGTGCCGCTCTGGGAGCGACTCTACATCAAGACCAACCGCCCGAAGGAGGTCGTACATGTGATCCATTAGCCCCAACTGTAAAAACATATTAGCAGTCGGTTCAACACATATCATGCGCCGCTTTTCAGTGGTCTTATCAACCGTAGATGCACGCGAACCCTCGACTAGATCAAACATTAACCAACTCAAAGATTTAAGTGTTGGAGTGCAGTCATTAAGCTGCCAGATCTGTGTTCTCAGACGCGAATCGTGCCTGAGGTAATAGTCGAAGAGTTTTGCTGCACGAGGCGTGGCAGAAATCGGAAATAAAAACTTCCGCTCTATTGAAGTATCCCGGAACGGGACTCCAATAGAGGACCCCGAGGAATGTCGGCAATGCCGAATCCATTCGTCGGGGTTGAGATCGCCAAGGACACTGTAGCAAATGCTACGTAACCGTCTCAATGTTTTCGAGAGGTCGGAATCGCTGGACAAGATGTTTAGTCTCGTCCCCATCTTAGCTACTTCTGCTTTGATGGTCGCGTTAGTTAACTCCATATGCGCGTTAGTGGCCCGAAAGCCATCGTAGCACTCTTTAGTTAACCGTTCCTTATCCTGGGTAGGTGAGCAATACTTTTTCAAGAATTGGTCCACCTGACCTTCAATCGCCATGTGGTGCGCAGCACCAGGCCCCCTGTACTCTTGTAATAGGGGACTCAGATCGCGTTCCAATGCCTGATGGACTCTGGTAGAGATCTCATCAGGACAGAAAGAGCGTTTTTGTTTCTTTCTAGCACCCATTAGGATGTTTCCTTGTATGGAGAACGGACTCTAGTTCCTCAGGAACTCCAGCAAACAGTCATTAAAAGCAACCATTGCCAAGATGAGGACTTCGAGAATCAAACCAAGCTCTGCTTGTTGCGAAATTCTGCAACATCAGCGCTAATCGCTGCCTGAATCGCGAGATTCAAACCAGCGGCATACTCCGCATCGGAAGTTTCCACGTCAACAGCAGTAATAAGCTGATATGTGTCGACCGTGCGGTTACCATTCGCCAAGATCACAGGGACCTTAATGAAAGTAGTATTGCGGCGTTGAGTGTATCCGTTCGGTGCCGACACCTTGACCACTGGTTCCACAATGCTGAGATCGATTTCAGTTTGTGTAACGAATGGTGCCCCGTCGTCTAGAATAAACTCGGCTTTCTTACCGTTGTTATTCTTACGAATGAGCGCTACTGGTGCGCCACCTGTGGTGCTAGTGGTACCGCCTACGATAGGCGCGAAATCAGATAACATAGTTATCTCCTTGGGGTTAGTGCAGCCTCTGTTACTTGAATCGAGAACGAGTCAAGGCTAGAAGGTCTGCTATATATGTGGCCGAGCTAACGAGGTTCGCCAGATCGGATGTTCCAACAGCATCAAATACTGTCGGATGCCAGGTGCGCCTGTTATAAGTGAAGGAATCATTAATAGCACGTTCTCCCTCCCCAGACTCACTCCAGCCGGCATAGGTAGCCGGTGTAATAAGCTTCACCGTGCGTTTTTGCACGTTACGCGTTGTTACACTTGCTGCCAGGATTTGGATCCCAGGATCGACAAGGTTGGTTACCCCTCTAATAAATTGAGAGACATTCCAAACCCTATCTACCATGAAACTATAAGGGGCGATTGCCCACATCGTTTCAGGTATATCTTTAGCCCTTAGTCCCAACTGTTGGGACCAAGAATTCCGATCAATGCCGGACGCAGTATATAGAATATGCGCCCGAACATCAACATCACACTCAGTGGTGGTCTCAATTAAGTGACCATCAATGGACGTGAAAGATGCTGTATTGAGCGGCAAAGAG